CCCCGCTCCGGCCAGACCGAGGGCGACCTGATCGACGGCACCCCCGGCGGCGTCGAACTCGGTGCGGACCTGTTGCGCGAGACGGTCCACGGCGGTCCCCATCGACCGAAGCGCGCTGGTGAGCTGGTCCCTGGCCCGGACGACGATTTCGAGTTCCGCCATAGGCTCCTGGGGACGCTAGCGGATCCTTGGGGAGCGGCCTAGAGGGACGGCCCGGTCAAGTCCAGCGGATTCCGGCTTGCGCGGAAGGAGGGAGCGGGGCTAGGGTCGGGGCGGAAGGACCCACCTACCACATGAAGGCAGTCGCAGGTTTTTTCGCCGGTTTGCTCGTCGCCAGCCTGGCGGTCGTAGCCACGAGGTTCCGCAGCTCACAGGAAGAGGAGCGTGCAGACCAAATCACGTCCATTGCCTTGCCTGTTGTTGCGGAGCCGACTTCCGAAGATGTGCATGAATCGCAGCTCCTCGATCTTGCCAAGAAGGCCGAGGACAACCTGGTTCGGTTTCAGGCTCGCGGAGTACCCGCCTACACGGTCAGAGAGTCGGACTCTGCGAGAGATCGGCTGAGGAGAGCGTCAGGATGCTTGATCGCAATCGCATGCTTCAGCGCCTGGGATGAGGTTTGCGACGCAGAGGAGTACGTTCACATACCGGAGTCCATTTGGAAGTACGAAGAGTTCGGAGAGCGCGTCATCTCGTCGAACGGAACCACGGTCGCTTGGATGCGGTGCAAGGCCGAGATCCGCCCATACGTCAAGGCATCCGTACGCGGTCAGGCGCTTCCCGACATGGCCGAGACGGTCGGATTGATGCAGTGGGAGGCCGCCGCTCGATCCATGGCGTCTCCCCTCCTGTCCAGCTTCTACGGGTCGGGCCTGTTCGACTAGCCAGGCGGCGCAACCTGCCCGCGCCGCGACGCCTTAGACTGCCCGCCGCGCCTCGACATCACGTCGGCCCGCTTCGTGTCCGTCTTCGCCTTCTCGCGCGCCTCCGCCTCCAGCGCCAGCGACTCGGAGCGGAACACCTCGAACGCGCCAACGAGCGAGGCCGTCTGGTCCATCATCCCGCCATCGCTCGGCAGCACCCCGTGCTCCTTGAACCAGCAGAACGCGCGGAACGCCCGCTCGATGTCGGGCCTCTCCTTGCACATCCGGCGCGGACAGCGATAGACCGCCGCCCACCCGTTCATGCATCGCCGGTCGTACGGCGTCGGGTCGCCCTTCGGGTACTCGCACCCGGCACCCCCGCACGCATCGCACACGATCCGGTACAACGGGCGCGGAGCGGGCTCGTCGAGACAGCCCAGCTCGCGCGCCACGTCCGGGTCACGCTTGCACCTCGTGCAGTCCGGTACGCCCTCGTGCCCGAGATACACGAGGGCCCGCATCAGTCCAGTGCGTCTACCTTCACCCGACCGCTGATCGCGTTGGACAGTTCCACGCGGTGACGCGAGCTGAGCCGGTCGAGGAAGTCGAGATCGGCCACGTCCTTGCCGCCCGCGCTCGTGCGGCGACGAATCGAGATCTCGTTGCCCTTCTCGTCGCGCCAGTTCTCGACGCTCACCACGCCGTGCTCGAGCACAAGCCGCTCGATGGTGCCTCGGTTGGCGTGGACGAGCTGGCCGTCGCCGGTCAGCTCGAAGCGGATGAGGTCTTGGACCTGCGCCTCGATGAAGGCCGGGAGTGCGCGGAGGACCCACCACGTCCCGTTCGGGTCGGGCTTGCCGTCCTTGTAGTCGTCCTGGAGCTGGAAGCGCCAGGTCTCGTGCGGAGTCAGAGCGATAGGCATGAAGGTGAAGGGGGCTATGCCTGCCCGGCTCTGTTCGAGTCGCGCGCGCCGCCGGGCAAGAGCGACGCGCGACCGTGTGCGTCAGCGGTGGACGATCACGAGCTCGTTGTCCGTGCCCGGAGCTTCCTCGATGCCCGATGCGTAGTCCGTGCCCGTCAGGTCGAAGCTCGCATCCCACACGTTGATCCCGTCGCGGTCCGCGTCAGCGAGGCCGCTGAACACCATGCCGGGCATGATGAAGTCGAAGCCGTTCTGGTTCTGCGTGCTCGGATCGTCGTAGGCCCAGGTGGTCGAGCCGGGGCCGACCGCCCAGATGCGCCCACGGATGGGCGTGCCGGCGATGAAGCGCGAGACGAAGGCGAACTCCGTCGAGTTGGCCATTTCGTCCGGGTTGAACTTGCCCTTGGGCTGGCGCGCCGTGATCTGGCCGAAGCCGACGCCGTTCGCGTCGAGCGAGTTCTCGTGGAAGATGATCGAGTTGCCGCTCTCCACGTCGATCTGGTTCAGCGCGCCCGTGATGACGCCCGTACCGCCGCCGTCCGAGCCGTACTTGTTGGCCAAGGTCGGGGCGTTGATGGCCTGGCGGAACGTCGCGCGCGTGCCGAGGAACGTCGGCGGGAACTTGTGCGCTTCGTTCGGGCTCGTCGGGAGCGCCACGTCGCCGTAGTCCACCACGACGCCCGTGAAGTTGCAGACGACCACGATCGCGTCGCCGTGCCGGAACTCGAAGCGGAAGTTGCCGACCGCGCCCTTGACGCGCAGCCGCTTCCCGTCCGCCCAGACCGAGATCGAGAGCGAGGTCAGCGTGCTCGTCGTGGCGTGGGCCGAGTTGGGCGTCCAGCCGAAGCACTCGGTCACGTTGCGCGAGCCGAGACCGAACACGCTACCGCTGGTCGCGCCGGTGATGTTCGTGCTCACCCAGGCCGTGCTGTTTGGCTGGTCGATGAAGACCGCGCCGTCATCCGCGAATGTGTCGCCGATGACGATGCCGGTGCCGCTGGTCGAGCCAGTGACGGACTCGCCGTGGCGCAGCGGGCCGTTGTCGGTCGTGATCGCCCCGGTCAGGTCGTAGGCGTACACGTTCGAAGACTCGGACAGGTGCCCGTAGCCGCAGCCCTGCATGATGCGCGTCAGGTGCGGGCGCATCGCCGAGGTCACGCCCGCGCCCGAGACGTACGTCGAGTTTGCGTGCAGCTCGAAGCTGAACTCGATGTCTGCCAGGGACTTGCCCGGGTAGATGTCGGGCATGTCCGTGAGGGACAGGCGCAGCGTAGGCCGGTCCACGCTGGTCGGCCGGACGGTGAACTTGGCCGACCGCAGCAGCGGAAGGCAGTCCGACGCGCCCGGGTCCGAGTGCGTGCCGCGCGTCGATTCGACGACGACGCCGACGACGCGCTTCTGAGAAAGGGAGATGGCCATGCGGGCGCGTCCTCGTTGGGATCAGCGGTAAATGAGCGTGATCTCGTTGTCGGTGCCCGGGATCTCGGTCGTGGCCGAGCTGTCGTAGTCGCCGCCCGTCAGGTCGAACGAGGCGTCGAAGATGTTGATGCCGTCACGGTCGCCGTCGGCCATGCCGGAGAACACCATGCCCGGCGTGATGATGTCGATGGAGTTGCCGTCACCGGTCGAGTTCGAGCCGAAAAGCGCCTTGCCGCGAATCGAGCGGCCGTTGATGAAGGCGTTGATGAACGAGAACTCGGATTCGCTCACTTCGTCGGGGTTGAACGAGCCGCCCGGCTTCCGGTCGGTGATGTACGCGAAGGAGTACCCGCTCGAGCTAAGCGAGTTCTCGCGCATGACGATGTTGTTGCCCGACGAGTATCGGACGTTGTTCAGGGCACCGACGTTGACCGACGAGCCCGTGTCCTTGCCGTACGTCTTCGACCCGTCGATCTCGCGGAAGCGGATGTCCTTGCCGAGGAAGGTCGGCGGCAGGTAGTGCGACTCGTTCGCGTTGGTCGGCATGGCCACGTCGCCGTAGGATTCGACGATGCCGGTGAACTTGAACTCGGCGTGGAGCACGTCGCCGTGGACCATGCGGATCTCGAAGTTGCCCATGCACCCCTTGAGGCGCAGGCGCTTCCCGTCGAGGTACGCCTCGAGCGAGATCGTCTCCATGAGGTTGAGGTCGCTCTGGAGCTTGAGCGCGACGACGACGGTCGTATCGCGGGTGGGCGCGGTGCCGCTCGTGGCGCGCCCGGACGTTGCGCCGGTGATCGTGATGGCACCGGTGCCAGCCGTTCCGCTCGTCTCCTGGACGCAGAGCAGGTCGTCATCGGCGAAGGTGTCGCCCACCATGACGCCCGCGATGGGGCCGCCCGTGGTGGCGTAGGCAACGCTCACCGTCTCGCCGTGACGCAGGGCCGAGCCCGTGCCGCCCGTCTGGTTGGCGAAGGTGTAGATGCGGGGCGAACTTGCCACGGCTGCGCCAGTCGGAGCCGAGGTGGGCGAGCCCTGGTTCGAGACCTCGACGTACCCGCACGCGCGGATGAGGTCGGTCCACACCGGCGAGGTTAGGGTCGCGCTGCCGGCCGCGTTGCTCGGCACGCCGCCGATCTCCGCGACGAACGTAAGCTCGGCGATGGCCACACCGGGGTAGATGTCGGGCATCCCAGTCAGCGAGAGGCGCAGAGTCTCGCGCTCGACCTTCACCGGCTCGAAGCGCGTGATCTTCGCTTCGCGGATGGTCGGGATCGCGTCAGCCGCGACGTTGGGAGCGCGGAAGATGCCCCGGTCGATGACGTTCGGCGTGCCGCCCAGGGCTTCCAGATTGCACGCGACGATCCGACGCTTCGAGAGTGAAATGGCCATGGGTTGAGATCAGGCGGAGGGCTTGAGCTTGTGGGAGTAGGCCGACGTGCCCGTGGCCGTGTATGCGGACTGGTCGAACGCCGCGTCCTGCGCAGCGTCCGACAGATCGACCTCGACGACCTCGCCATGGCGCACGCGCAGGCGGATCTGAGTCGAGCCGTCGAGGAAGGTCAGCAGGTCGGAACCTGCGGCGTCGCCGTTGCGGCGGTAGGAAGCGTTGGCCATGTTCGAGCTACTCCTTGGTCGTCTCGGGTTCGGTCGTCTTGGGCGCGGCGGGTTCGGCTTGCTCGCCTTCGGGCGGGCGGATCAGGCGCAGCGAGGGGTCCGGCGCGTCGCGGTACACGATGCGCCCGGTCGTCTCCGCGTACTTCCAGCGCGCGAGGTGCGCCGGGCGGGTCGAGACCACGCGCGTCTGCGACTGCCACTTGCTCGGTTCTTTCGCGCTCATGTGGGCGTCACCATCTCCGTGTCCTTCGTTCTGAAGATGATCCGCACGATCACTGCCACCCAGGGCCGACCTTGCGTCTCACTCTGCGGGCCGAGGATTGTCCACCCTTGGGGAGCGGTCAATACCGCCAGCCCGCCGCGCGTGTAATCGACCATCACCGCGCGGTAGATGTCCGCCGCGAGCCGCTGGAGCTGCCGGTACGCATCGGACCCGCCGCCCACGTCCTGAATCACCCCGAAGATCGGGATGTCCCAGTACCATGTGCCGTGCCACAGGACGCGCCGATTCTCCGCCGTCTCCGAGTAGTGGCCGATCTCGCCCGGCTCGCCCAGGAACACGGCGGGATAGCCGTTGATCGCCGGGGCCGTGATGTCCTTGCCCCACCCGGCGACATGCACCGCGTGGTAGTAGTCCGCCCCGCCGTCGGGCAGAGCGAGCGCCGTCTCGAGGTTTTCGAGGATGCGCAGCGGGACCGGATCCGTCGCGGGAGGCACCTAGCAGACCTCCTCGAGCATGACCTCGGCTCGGAACTGCGATCCGCCGCGCTTCTGGACGCGCAGGGTGCCTTCCATGAAGCGCACGGGGATCGCCGAGTTGTCCGGTGCGGGCGGCGTCCATTCGAGCGGGAGCGCGTCGCCCTTGGCCGCGTCGAATGCGGCGAGGAGCGAGCTGAGCCCGTCCGGTCCGAACACGACGCGCCAGACCCGAGTTTGCGGCTGGCCGCTCTGGCGAGACACGTTCTCGCGCACGTTGCGGAAGGCCACCATGCCCGTCTCCGAGTCGGTCGAGCGCATGTCCCGCACCAACTCGACCTCGACGGGGAAGCCGATGACGCCGCTGAGCGTGCCGTAGGTGGTCGTCACGCGGCACCCCCAGCCGGGCGCGCCCTGCCCCGCTCGATCCACGCCAGGACTGCGCGCACGAGTTCGGTCACCCCAGCACGCTCCCGCCGAGCTCGCCCTTGGCGAACGGGACGGACTTCTCCAGCTCGCCCATGATGAACGGCGCGGTCTTGTCCGCGAAGGTCGCGCGGAACCCGAGCTTGGCCTTGAGCGTGACGCTGGTCTTGAGCGTGTAGAGCAGTTTCCGCCGGCCGTTCTGCGCCTCGGAACCGATCAGTAGGTTCCCGCGCTTGGACCGGAAGATGAAGGTCGGATCGCCGTCGGCGGTGAAGTACCGCGAGCCCCGCTGCACGAGCCGCGCGCCGCCCTTGAGCGCGCCGGCCGGCGTCTTCGCGTCCGGGAGCGGGACGGTCAGGAACCGCTTGGTCTTGGGCTTGATCGTCCCGCCGTACTCCTGGATGGCCGCATAGGGCGTGCCCTGCGAGAACACGCGCAGCTCCGAGGTCAGACCCTGGCCGCGAACCTCGTGGCCGAACGAGCGGCGCAGCGTGCCGGTGCGGACCGGGGCCTCGCGCGCCATCTGCCTGACGTGGAACAGGCCCCCGCGCTCGAGCGACTGCCGCACGCCAGCCGACGCGCGCGCGATCAGGTCGTTCAGGGCCTTCTGGGTGCCAGACGGGTCGGCCTCGGCGTACATCAGACCGCCAGCCTTCGGTAGCGGCTGAGCAGCTCGACCACGCGCGGCATGAAGCGCACGGGCGCGGCGAGAGTCTTCGCCCCTTTCGGCCCGGGGATGCTGAGCGCGCTCGGGTCGAACCGACGCCGCCAGTCCTCGGCCACTTGCAGGTCGCACGCGAGCGCCAGGTCCGGGGCTGCCACGATAACCGCCGCATCGTCCGAGCCGAGCCCAGCAGTGTAGGTCACGCGCGCGTTCTCGAAGCCCTTGCGCGTCGGGAAGTTCCAGTAGATCAGCCCGCTACCGCCGACGTGGTAGTCCGTGTCGGCGGTGAGCGCGTCGATGCTGGCCCAGTCCCACGAGCCGAGCGCCGAGACCTTGACCTCGGCGACGCTCACGACGGGGATGACGTTCAGGAACAGGAATCGGTCGTTCTGTCCGAGCGAGTAGAGTTCGGTCCGCGCCGCCTGCGTGACGGGGTAGCCGATCCACGCCTCGATCTCCTTCGACACGCTGCCGATCAGCGAGGTCAGGAGCGTCTCGTTGGCAGTGCCAGTGTCGCCGAGCAGCGCCTTGACGCGCGCGAGGGTGGTGCAGTTCGCCATCTACTCGATCACGAGAATCCGATGTGCGCGACCTTGCGCGTCGCGGTAACGTCAGCCGAGGCGAGCGGCGCGACGTAGCGGTCGGCCACGCGAGTCGGGGCCGAGTCGCGGAAGCCGAGCACGATGACCGTGTAGGAGTTCGTGCCGCCCAGCACTTCCTCGAAGCCGAGCCACTGGCCCGGAAGCCCCTTGGTGCGGATCTCGATGCACGCGCCGAGGTTGTCGTTCGTGCCCGAGTAGGCGATGGTCAGGTCCGGGTTGCCGTTCGTGCCGTCGCAGCGCGTGCCGGTGCCGCCGGTTGCCGCCGCGTACATGACCGGCGTGAGCGTGGCCGTACCGCCCAGCGCGGCCGCGCTGATAAGCACGAGAATGTAGTCGTAGACGCCAACGTCGATGCGCGTGCTTTGGTTGCGCGTCGCAGCCGTGGCCGAGGTCGGGCGGCGGACGTGGTGAAAGTCGATGTAGTCGGAAGGCGCGAGCATCGGCATGGTGCGGGTCGTGGTTGAAGGGACAGGCGGCGCGCCGGGGGTTTGCCCAGCGCGCCGCCCTTGGCGTCACTACGCCGTCGCGATGCCAGCCACGGACGCACCGGCCTCATCGGTCCAGTGCGACCTGATCTCGGACGTGTCGCGCGGGCCGACGCCGTAGACCGCAATCGAGCACGTCACCACGGCACCGGTAGCCGCCAGCGTCGGGGAGACGTACTTCTTCCGGCCACGGCAGCGGACCTGCATCGAGACGCCCTGGCCCGCCGCAGCGGAGTTGCCGAGCGCCACGGACAGGGCCGAACCAGAGGGGTCGTTCACGGCGGAAGGCGAAGAGCCGTTCGACTCATCCGACTCGCGGCAGGTCAGCGTCACGTCGGTACCCGTCTCGGCGGCGAGCTTGGCGCTCACGACGACGAAGAGCAGGTACTCGTAGGCGCTGGCGTCCACGAATGTCGCCAGGTCCTCGGCGATCGTGTCGATGGGCTGGTTCGACGAAGCGAGGAGCTTCATCGACGAAGAGGGAGCCTTGCTGTAGTTGCTCATTGGTCAGGCTCCGGTTAGAGGGTCGTCGGGATGGCCGCACCCGAGTTGAACCCGGACGCCTTCGTGAATGCGGCGGCCTGAAGCACGCCCGCGTCGTAGTCGAAGAGCCCGCGAACGGTGCCGCGCGCCTTCATGAAGTTCGTGTCCGACTCGGTGTTGAGCACGAGTTCGAGCGTGCCCCACTCGCCGATCAGACCGCTCGACCACGGACCGAACGCGAAGACGCGGTTGGCAGCGTCGCTCGACGTGATCTGCGCCGTGTCTTCGAGCTGATAGCCCATGATCTGCTTCGGGATGCCCGTGCTCGAAGCGCTGCCGTTCATCAGCGTGTCGAACAGCGGACGACCGTTCAGGTCGAGGATGCGGGCCAGCCAGAATCGCGCAGCGGGCTCGCACACCCAGCCCAGGCCGTCGAGGTCGAGAGCGAAGGCGTTGCGCACGTCTTCGACCGCCTCGATCAGCGATCCCCACACGCCCGAGATGCTCGCCTCGGCGAACGTGAAGGTGCCGACGCTCGGGTGGTTCAGCACGCCGCGAGGCGCACCAGCCGTGCCCGTGCCGACGAAGAACTGCTTGTCCTGGAGCAGAGCGATCTGCTTCGCGATCTCGCCGCGCACCCACGGCTCGATGGCTTCCGCGCTCTGGTTCATCATCCCGCGCGTCATCGGGACGAAGGCCGCAGCGGTGCGCGGCGAGAGCGTGATCTGGTCGAACGTCGGAACCGACTCGGTTCCCGACTGCTCTTCCTCGGTGTTGATGTGAACGGCGGTGATGCCGCCACGCGACTTCGCGAACTGGTGCGCGCCCGGCGTCAGGCCGGTCAGCACCGTCGCGCCCAGCTTGCGCGCCACCGACCGCTCACGCAGCTCCGGCACGATGCCGGCCATGAGCGTCGTTGGGACGAGGAAGCCACCAGCCGCGCCCGTACCGGCGTTGATCGCCGTCTTGCGCGCGTACTCGATCGCTTCCTTCTCGGGACCGTAGTCCTTGTGGTTGAGGCGCTGAGGTTCCGCGACGGCCTGAATCAGGCGCGTCCACGTCACCTTATCCTTCTCGCCCTTCGCCCCGTACTCGATGCCGGTGATGGCATGCTTCTGGTGCGTCGCGAGCTGCGCCTTGACCTCGCCGAGCTGGGTTTCCAGCTTGGCCAGCGTCAGGTCGATCTCCTTCTTGCGCGATTCGTCGGCCGTCGCGCGTTCGGCCTTGTCCTTCGAGATCTGGTCGGCGAGGCTCTTCACCTCACCGGCGATCAGCTCGCCGTAGTTGATTTCGGGCATTGATGATGCGGGCCCGGTTCTTATCCGGGAAGCCGCGTTCGGGTTGTCGGAGCGGGTGCGGCCCTACTTGGCCTTCATGCCTTGCAGAGCCTGGCGGATCTTCTCGGCGTCCGATGCCGTCAGTCCCCCCTCCGCACTTGCCGGCCGCTGCACGGAATCCACCGTGGCGAGCCTCGCGCTGAGGTCGGTGATCGCGGAAGTCAGGCCACGAGCGGCGCGCGCGTAGGCGTCCTGCGCCGCAGCCTGAGCGGACAGCGCCTCGGCGAGCTTGCCGATGCTGTCCGAGAACGCACGCGCATCCTCGGCGCGCACGATTGCAAACGGGGCGCTCCCTGCATCGTCCCCTGCGTTACTTGCTGAACGCCCTTCATGTCTGGACGCGGGAGCGCCCCGATCCGGAACGGCAGACAGCGCCACCCACGAGCGCGCGCGGCGACGGAGATACTTCTCCATCTCGCGCTCCGTCGGGTCGCTGAGGGCCGCCAGGAGGTCCGCATCGGCCTCCTCGATCTTGCGCGACTTGACCGAGTTCTGCACCGCGTTCGGGTTGCACGGGATCGCGCACAGGCTGAACTCGAGCAGCTCGTTCCGCTCGTACACGGCCCCCCACCGGCCAAGCCCGAGCTTCTCGCGCTCGGCCTGGTCCTCGACGAATCGGACCTCCATCGGGCGGAAGCCGACCGATCCGGCCTTGATGTACCCGGCGGCGGCAAGGCGATGGATTCGCGCCGCGCGTTCCGACTCGGCCACGGCGAACTCGATGGTGCCGACGAGCTTCTTCGACGCGACGGCCAGTTCGACGGTGCGCCCGATGGGCTCGTCCGCGATGCTGTCCGACCCGAAGGCGTGCCCCCACAGGATGACCGGGTTCTGCTTGTAGTTCTCCAGCTCCCAGTTCTGGCGCACGATGTCGCCCGCGCGGTCCACCGTCTCGTCGGAGTAGACCCAGCGGATTCGGTTCGAGCCTTCCTCGGCCTCTTCGGCCTTGCCGAGCGTGCCCCAGCCGAGACGGCCCAGCTTCGACGCCTTGACGCCGCGCACGAAGTCGGCACCGGCCGCCTCGAGCTCGCGGTCGGCGCGTACGCCCGTGGCGATCAGACCGACGGCGCGGCGCTGCTCGGGCGTGAGGTCTTCGAGCGGCTCCCCGCGAAGAAAGGCGTCGGCGATGGCGTCGAACTTCATCGTGCTCGTAGGTCTAGGGGTACCTTGGGGAGGTGTCCACGGGTGCGGGTCAGGCGTCGGGAAGCACCGGGGCAGTCAGGCACCGGCAGTTGATGACCTGCCCGGCGGGCGCGCCGTCGTCGTGCGGCTTGCGCATCCCGTTCGAAAAGCTCTCCCCGATGACCGCCTTCTCACCGTCGATCTGGTGTCCGTCGCGCACGAGGTCATCCCCGGCGGTGATCCACTCGTGCTGCACGACACCGCCCGATCGGAACTGCTCGACCCGCGCCGCGTTGGAAGCGCCGGCAGACTCGGTTCGGGCAATCATCATCGAGCGCGTGCCGAGTTGGTCGCGCAGCGCCTGGAGCGATCCTTCCAGGTCTTCCAAGACATCCCGCACGCGGTCGGCCAGCGAAACAGCCGTGCTCGTGCCATCCGCCATCGTCTGAGCGAGCACGCGCTTGATGCGCGCCGCGACGATGGACGTTGGGCCCTCGACGATCTGGATCTGTTTCCGCGCCATGTAGCGCACGACGGCGGGGTGTGTCGCCTTGACCAGCTCGCCGCCCACCGCCTTCTGCGCAGCCTTGGCCGCGTCTTCGAGCGCGCCCGTGATCGCGCCCTTGATGGCGTTCCACAGCTCATCGCCCCACGCCTTCTGTCCGGTCACGAGGAGCCGCTCGAGCTCGTCCTCATCGATGCCGCGCACGGTGACGATGCCGGCCTTGCCTAGGTGCGGCACGAGGTCGAGCTCGCGCGCGTAGGCGTGGGTCGCCTTGGACCAGTGCGCGAAGGTCGGGAGCAGGTCCCACTCGCCGACGCTGCGTGGCTCGATGTCATCCGGCTCGGCGCTGTCCGCTATCTCGCGCAGTTTGGCGAGCTGAGCGTCCACCATCTCGTGGAAGACCTTGCGGGCCCCGGCGGCGATGCGGTTGTCGGCGCGGCGGAGGCGCTTCTCCTCGGCCTCGGCGATGGCGCGGCGGCGCGCGTCGGCTGAGCGCGTGACGGACTTCTCCGGCTCCTCCGCGTCGGCCTCGGGCGCGTCCGGCTCGCCCTCGGGATCCTCCTCGGCGTCCGGGTCATCCTGTTCCGGGTCGGCCTGGTCGAGGCCGGCCTGAGCCGCGTCGGCAGGGCGCAGCGACCCGCCGATCCAACGCTCGCCCTCGGGAACGCCCTCGATGGAGATGCCGGCGATTCGCGCCGCTTCGTTCGTCGGCACCCCGAGCGCCACGAGCTTCTCCATGCGCCCGATTTGCGCGTCCGCGTCCTCGCGCATCGCCGCCGTGCTCGCGTAGTCGAGCTGCACCTGGACGCGCGCCGCCTCGGCAGGCAGGCGCGGCATGAGCTGCGTCGCCAGCTCCTCCACGATGAAGTCGGCGCGCGGGATGACCGTGTTCTCGTAGTAGACCCGACGCAGCTCGCGCAGGCTCGAGCGGTTCGCGTCCTCGAGGTGCCCAAGCATCACGGGCGGCACGCCGAAGGTCCGCGCGATCTCGTCGCGCTTCTCCCGGCGCATCTTCTCCGCCTGCATATCCACCGGAGACCAGCTCGTCTGAGTGAACTGGACCCCGGCCGGCAGGATGATCTTCTTGCGGTCGTTCTGCGGGCGCGAGTGGTTCTGATGGATGCGGGCTTCGAGCGCCTCGCGGTCCTTCGGATCCATCGCCTTGTTGTCGTGCGTGAAGACGCCGCCGATCTGGCCGCCGTTCTCGACCAGGCCGTCATCGAACGCCTCGACGCGGAAGAGGTGATCGGCGGAGCGCCACGCGGCCTGCATCGGCCCGCATCCACGGAACGGGTCTGCCGGGTCGGGCCAGTAGACGTGGACCACGGCGTGATCAGGGAACTCGATCTCGGCGTTCCCGTTGCGCGTCTTCCATGCGACGGGAACCGGGTTCTGCCCCACGCGCACCGGCTCGACGAGCTCGTCCCGGATCGGCCAGATAGCCTCGGGCCACTTGCCCGACGAGATCGGATCACCCCCCTTCGTGGCCAGGAACAGGAAGACGCCGCCCGAGTAGTCCAGGGCGGAGCTGATCGCGCGGCGGAACTTCGCCCCGCCCATGAGCGGGTTCGGGCGCTCCAGGAGCTGCCAGAGCGGGTGGGCGCGGTCGGCCTCGGTCTCGGCGTCGTCGGCCAGCGCGACCCGCCACGGGATCGCGGCGAGGCTGTCCGCGTTGACCCGGACGCAGGCGTAGACGATGGGGCTCTGGACGTGCGGATGGGTCAGGCGCGCCGACTGGGAGAGCCGGATCGCCTGGCCGAAGAGCCGACCTGAGCCGAACGAGAACTCACCTGCGACCTTCTCGACGTAGGTCTCGCTCGCCATTGCCCGGTAGTCCGGGCGCTTGTCCACGGGGGAAGCTATGCCGTGGAAGGTGGAGCGGCCTAGGGGAGATGTCTAGGGGTGCGGGTCGAGGTTGCCGGCCGCCGTGGATAGGCTCTCGCGGGCCGGCTCGCGATGGGAAAGGAGGGTTTCTGCCTCGGCTCTCACGGCTTACCGCCGGAGCGGTGAAGCTCCGGGTTGATCGGGGTCGAGCTACGCACGCCGCTAGTCTTCGAGTGGAAGCTCGACCTCTTGATTCTGGCCGAGGCGAAGAACCGACACACTGAGCCCCTTCACAGTCAGATTCCACGCCTTCCATGCCAGCGCACACGCCATCGGCGTATCGAGGCGCATAGAGTCGTAGCCCGAAAGGACGCGCTCGCGCAACGCAAACGCCGGATCTCCCTTTCGTCCGCCCTCTCCAGTCTCCAGATACGCGAGGAACGGGGTGAGCTTCGGGCTCGTCGCGGCGCGGTAGGAGATGAGGGCGAGCGACAGGCACGGCATGCGCGTGACTCGCAGTGCGGGCCGGACAGCGGAAACCGCCCGTTCCAGGTTGTCCTTGTCCTGCTCGATGCACAGCACCATCTCGGAGATGTCGGTGAACCGCTCCTTCATCAGTCGAGCAGCGGGAAGCCCGCGCCGCAGCAGTATGAGCGCCTTGACGAGGGTAGACACGCCATGGGCCTCCTTCGTGCCAGATGCCCTCACGACCTGAGCCGCGGTGCGGCGACGCTGGCCGGAATCGACGGCCATGACGTTCCTGCGCGGAAACCCATACACAACCAGAGTTCCGAACGCGACTTTAGCGTTCACGCAGGCTCGAAGGCGATGCTCTCCGTCAACGACGTAGCCATCTTCGTCGATCAGGACAGTAGCGCCGTTCGGCGTCCACGTCCCGTTCTTCATCGCGCGAGACATGCCCGCGACGTGCTCTCTATTCACTTGCCGCACGTTCGAGCAGCGCTTGAGCATCTCTTCCGCACGCGCGGGCGTGATGGTCTCCCACACGGAATGGAACGGCTCCACGCTGGCCGTTCGCGGCCTAGTTGAATCAGTAGAATTCCCTACGGGCATGGTAGTTAGCACTAGTTTTCACTCCTGTTTTGCCCACGACACGACGGACTCCAGCACGCGCTCGTAGGCTTCCAGCGTGCCAGGGTTGACGATCTCCAGCGTGCTCCGCTCTGGGCCGTGCGGCGCGCGCCAGTTCCAGTAGTCCCGAGAGTCGCCCTCGAACGTGCAGCCCTCGCGGTGAATGTGGACCAAGAGGCACCGCTCCGCCATCGCCGCCAGCGGTTCGGACTCCGCGCGGAATCCCGAGTCGGTCACGATCACCGCGCGCGGCTTCGGGTAGGCCGGATCGTTCAGCGTCGCCGCCACGTCATCGGCCAGCATCTTCCCAAGCACGTCCTCACCGTGCATCGGCTTCAGGTAGCGCTCCGAGACGGCGATGTACGCCTGGCGCGGGGTCAGCCCGAGGAACTCCGGGCGAGGCGAGTCCTTCGAGGTCTCGTACTCCGCGTGCCCCTTCGGCGCTCCGGTGCGGTCCACGATGCCGTAGAGCGCGTGGGTCCGCTCCTTCAACAGCCGAGACATCTTCTCGACCCAGACAACCGAGCCGTCGCCACCGATGCGCCGCTCAAGCACGAATCCCGCCGTGTCCTTCCCGCACCGGGGCGGGCCGTTCAGGAGGATGAGGGACTTCACGACGCCCGCACCGGAACGCGATGCGTCCACGGCCCCTGCCTGCTCGTCTCGACCCACTGCGCCACCGCGCTCGGGCGGAAGAAGTACCGCCAGCGCCGACGCTGATTGCCAGCGAGACGCCAGTCAGCGCCGAGCTTCGCCAGCCCCGCACGGTTCCGCCAGCGCAGCTCGCGCTTCTCGTGCCTCGTCTTGAGCTTCAACATGCGTCGTCTCCTTCGTTCAAGCCCGAGCGGTCCGGTGTTTCATGCGGCCACCAATCAAGGCCTGTCGCGGGATCTCCCCGCGCACCATGCCGGACCGCTCGGTGTTCATCGAATCCCCCGCGTCTCGTTCCACTCGCGACGCTTCTCCTCGGTCCGCATTGCGTCCGGAAGCCACCGCGCGACATCCTCTTGCAGAGCCAACAGCCCCGAGAGGATCCACTTCCGCGCTTCCGTCTCGTTCCGAGTCGTGCGGCGCTCGTCCCCCTCGTCGTACTCCATCGCCTCCAACGCGGCCTTGAACGCCATGCGCTGCCGGGTCAACAGCACCAGCACGAGGTCGCCCTCCTTGATCGACGGGCCGACATCCGGCGGCTTGCGCTGCCGTAGACGGAGCGGCGGAATCTGCCCCGTGCGACGCATACCGCCGCTGGATCGGTCGAGGTTCACGCGGCACTCGGCTCCGCCCCGGGCAGTATCACCCCGCGAATGCATGGGTACTCGCGGATCATCAGCACGCGGCCCGGAGCGTTCCACCCCTCGTCCATGTCGATTGGCTGAGCGTTCGGCGCGGTGCCCTTCGCGATGGCGCGATCCCCCACCTTGACGATGTGCGGCGCGCGGCCCATCCGGTCACCGTCGAGGCATCGAGTGATCGTGTTCAGCCCCGGCCCGCGCTTGAGCACCTGAACCGTCCAAGTGTTCTCGCGGCGCTCCTGGTCGCGGTCCGGGCCAAGGTGGATCCGCAGCGGCCGGCCCGACAGGTCCACGAGGCGCGGACCGGCGCGGACGACGTGCTCGCTCTGCCGCTCGTCCATCCGCACGAGTAGCCAGTCCTGCACCGGCTCGAGCCGATCAGCCCAGCCCGGCACGTCGTACCGCCCGCGAATCGACACCGGCACGGGTCCGGGCGCGGGTGGGAGTTCCTCGTCGCCATCTTCGGCCTCGCCCGCGCCGGCCACGGTCGCGATGACCGAGCCGTCGCGGATGAGCTTGTAGCCGTACCCCGTCGGCGTCGTTTCGCGCGGCACCAGCGGCAGGAAGTCGCCCGCGCCGACCTCGAACAGGACGCGATGCCCGACCTCGCACGTCGTGGGCATCCGCGTGCGCCCGTCATCGGAGAGCTTGCCCGGACCGCGCTGCACCACGAGTCCCGTGCGCGAGCTCGGCTTGATCGTCCCGGGGATCTCGATGCCGCCCTTTGTGCGCGCAATCGGCGGGTCCAGGCGGATGAGGATGAAGTCCTCGTGCAACGTCACGTGCGTCTCGAGCTTTTCGTAGCTGATTCCGACAGTAGCCATGTGGTGGGTGACGGTCGCGCCGCCGGGGGTGCGGGAGAACTGAGTAGCGGGTCAGTTTGGCGACGCGACCGTCGAAGGCGCGTGCTATGCGCAGGACCATGCGCCATCAAGCACAATCCCGCGAAAGCTTGGCCCTTCGTTCAGGCCCGGGCGGGCTCGCCCGATCAGAACTCCACGACCTCGAAGCCACGGCCCGCGTCCTTCGCCGCCCACGCCGCAAGCATCAGCGCGCACACACAGTCGTCATGCTGGCCGTTCGGCGCGCTGGTCTTGACCGCGCCGGCCTCGGTCACCGTGAACTCGAACGCCTCAAGCTCCTCGATGCCCTCCGGCCACAGCTCGTACCGGGGCAGCGCGATCTCGCCACGCTCGCACAGGAGCGCCAGGTTGTTCACCAGAGCGGCCTTGCTCGCCGCCGTGAACGGGTATCCGTCCGCGCGAATGCCCGCCTCGAGCAGCGCCTCGTATACCGGCTCGCCCGCGCCCGTCGAGTCTACGAGCGTGTAGCAGTGCCCGAAGCGCTCCGTCGTGGCGTGGATCCGCGAGACCTGGACCTTCCAGTCCACGCGCGTGAACCGCTCGACGTGGACAACCCGCCTCGCCCGAGCGTCCATCACCACGAGCACCGTGTAGTCGTTCACGCGCGCGAGGTCGAGGCCCGCGACGTAGCGGACATCCGGCATCGGTGCCGACCACGCATCGACCGTCGCAAGGTCTCGCACGTTGCGGAACACCGCACCCGCTCCCTCGATGAACTCGGCCAGGTACTCCTGGCGGAAGATCGCCTCGGGGATGCGCTGGCGGATCGCCTCGAGCTCGGCAGGGTCGATCTTCGGATTCGTGACAGTCGGGCTGTTCCACGACTCGAAGCCTCCGAGCTTTTTTTGTCCCATGCGCCACGCCTCGTAGAACCAGCCCTTGCCCTTGGGGCTCGATATCAAGAGCGCCCAGCCCTTCTTATCGAGCAAGCGCGCCGAGAGGAACCTCTCCCATGTGTCGGCCTTGACTCGGCTGGCCTCGTCGATGATGAGGAAGTCGAGGCCCTCGCCGAGCAGCGAGACCGGGTTATCCGCCGACTTCCCGCGCAGCTCGGTGAAGCCGCCCCCCATGTTCCGCACGATGATCGTCCGCTCGTGCTCGGACACCCGCACCACGAACGGCATGAGCTGGCTCTGGAAGATCAGGGCCAGCTCGCGGAACACCTTGTCGCAGAGGTCGTAGAACGGCGCGGCGATCCACCCGCGACGGAACGTGTCCGGCGGGCTCGGCTGGAGCGCGGCGGCGACAGCCTCGCCGGCGGCGCATGTCGTTTTCCCCCATCGCACCCCGCAGGCCAGCACGCGCCTCGGCGCAAGCGACTCATGCACCGGACGCTGCCCCGCGTGCGGCTCGTAACCGATGCTCCGGAAGATGCGGAACTTGTCGAGCGGATCCGGCGCGCGAATCAGCGCAGGGACACTACCCATCCGCGCACGACGCTTCGCCAGCACGCGAGCGGGAACCGCTGCGCGGTCGTGAGCGTATCCTGTCCGTCAAGCGAGCGGAAGAGCCGCAGGTCACGGCCTACCCTCTGGCTGGCCGTCCTTGTCCGGCTTCGCCACGAACTCGGCGTCCTCCACCGGACCAGCACCAGGCCGAGGCGATGCCCACTCGCGCCACAGTCGAGCCATCAGCGCCGACACGTCCTGCTGAGCGTCCGGCGGGGCCGGCACGGCCTTGCCCATCATCCGGTCCAGGAACTCGTGGATCGCCCACGGCTCGCCGCCTTTCGCGTTGCGGATCAGCTCCGCCCAGACCTCCAGCATGTCCTGGTCGGTCGTCGCGTCAAATGCCAACGCGCGCCACCTCGACTGCGTTTTCGCCGCCCCGCCGACCCCTACCGCAGCCTGATTGCCTACGACGAAGCGGCCCTTGCCGTCCCTGCCGTCATCTTTCCGTGCATTCGGTTCCACGAACGGATGGATACTCGCCTATGCGCGGCGAGCAATAGCGGCATGGATAGATCCGGGGTTGCTACGCGCCCGGTCGCTTCGACTTCGGCCAGTCGAAGATGCGATTCAGGATGACGCTCTGGACCCGTCGGTTGCACGGCGCGCACAGCGTCGGCGCTCGAGACGACCCGGGCGGCGCGGAGCTGGTGCGGACCGCGCCACACTGGCATACGTAGGTGTAGGTCCGATCCTTCGATGGTTCGGTGGGGTACTTGTGGCGTCTTGCGCGGGTCATTGCTTGGCCATGGGTTGATGGAGTCCTGCTTTTCGGCCCTTGCGTGGTCGCTTCGCCATGATCCGCTTCAGCGCCATGCGCTGCGCGTTGTTGTGACAGGTCGCGCACGTCTTTGGCGCGTAGTGCGCATCGGGCCTGCAAGCGTGGAGTCGAACCGATCCGCATCGGTTGCAGACGTGCTCATGTTGCGCGGCTCGAGGCGGCGTGGTCGGGTACTTGAAGCGCGGCACGGGTCAGATCTGGCGGAAAAGAAGGAGGCCGACCCGCCCCTGCGCGGATCGGCCTCCAGGAAGCGATGGATCGGCCATGCAAACCGAGCCGCGCTTCACACCGGGAGAGTGCATCGGGTCACGCCAGCGTCAGGATGACGGCGGCGATGATGGGGACGGCGATGAGGCCAAGGAAGAACCGCGCGTCTTGAGCGCGGGTCTGGAACATGCCGGGCGTCTCGGCACCGTGGTAGGTGTGGACGATGCGTCCGTTGCGGAGGACGTGGTTAGCCACGGGTGGCCTCCGTGGATACGTACGGCGCTACGTTGTCCGGGCCCCAGATGCGACCGTTGTAGCTGACGTGCGCTACGGTTTGCCACGTCACGGAGTCCACCACAGTGAGGCGCGGGAACTTGCTCGCGCCGACGTTGAGCTTCTTGCGCAAATCGGCGCAGAAGTCGGATGCGTCCTCGACGCGCTCCAGCGGGATCATCTCGGGCCGCTTTCCGACGCGGAGAGCGTACTTGGCCTTCACGCCAACCTCCGCAGGCTGGCGCGACCGTGGCGCAGCAGGAACGCGCCGACCTCGGTCGCGCTCCCCGTCTTCGTCTCGGCGATAACGCGCTTCACCAGCTCGCCCAGCGCGAGCGTGCGCAGCGTCTCGACCGTGAATCGCTCGTCGCACTCCTGGCACTCCGCCACGCGCGGCTCCTTGTGCGCCCACTTGAGCTTCCCGGTGCAGCCCTCGACCAGGCACGCGCCCGGACGGCTACCCAGCGCGCGGCAGCCCTCGCAGTCGTGGCCCGGCGCGTCCGTGAAGTGCTCGCGCCCGCACTCGGTGCAGCTCTCGCGGCGCTCCGGCGCGAAACGGCCAAGCTCGTCGCAATCCATGTCGTAGCCCTCGTGATCGGTGTGCATGTCGTTCATGGAGCACCCTACACTCCGCCGCGCCCGATCCTTCACGCCCGATTGGGATTTTTTCTGCGGGCGTGAACTTCCGGCCTTTGGGCACCCCGGGCAGGTCCACGCGCGCCCGGGCAGCCACGGGAAAGGGCTGGCCGTCTCGCGCATCCGGCGGCGGCACGCTGGGCACCTCACCGTCGCGCCCTCCCGCACCCCGCGCAGACCGTCCAGGACGGCACGTTCCGCTTGTGTCCACAAGCTGGACACTCCGCGCCTTGCCTGTAAACGCTCCCAGATGCGCCAGGAGACGACTTCGGCGCGCGGGGGTCCGGACGGTCGGCCACGCGGCGATCTTCGCCTGGCGTGGCCTTTCCGGAAGCGCCCGCCCGTTCCGGCCCGTTCAGCGCATCCCCAGCGCGCGCCAACACCTGGGCGGGCAGGATCGGGCGGGGCTCCCCGTCGTGCTCCGGGCGGATTTCAGCGCGTGCCATTCAGGCTCGTCTCGCTGGTGGCAGCGTGCAGGGGGCGTCCACAGGATGCGCAGACGATTGCCGTCGGTGCGCTGACATGCCCGCATGCTCGACACCCGGCATCAGCCTTCCATGCTTCGTGGCCTCTAGCGCGAGAAAGGCTTAAGGCCGGACGACCAGGCCGGCCAAAGGATCGAAGATCATCGCCAGTAGGCTCGACCAGGTTTTTCCAGCCGCGCGCGATGGTGTGGTCGATGGCGGCAAGCGCCCGGGGTATGCCCCACGATGCGAGTTCGGCGAGGGACTGGTCGCCGCTGGACTGAGTGACCGGCTTCTGGATTTCGACCCGGTGCTTGAGCCAGCGGTCCCACGCTGCGGCGAATGAGTTTCCGGAAAGCGCGTCCGGGATCGTTCCCTTCCAGACCCGTTTTTTCCTGCGCTCGGCCGGAGCCGGCACAGCCGGCGGAGGAGGGGTCCCCGCGCCAGCGGGGGGCTGTACAGGGGGATCTTCTTCTCTTCTCTCCTCTCCTCTCCTCTGGTCACGCTCGACCGTGACAGGCCCGTCACGCTCGACCGTGACGCGCTTTTTGCGCTGCCGTTCAGATGCGAGCGCCCGCGCTTTCGCGCCGGCCTCGTTGTGCCTATCCCATTTCGGGAACACGAGATAGGTGTCGCCGACCTCGAGCCATCCGGCCTCCTTCATGGCGGCGGCAAGGCCGGGCGTCTGCGTGATCTTGTCGAGCAGCGCAGGCGTGGCGAGCGGCACTTTCCCGTCGTCAGAAAGGCGACCCGCCCAGCTCCACGCGGCGGCAAGCGCGCCGACAACGTGTAGGGCTGTCACGCTGCACCGTGACGCGATGAAGTCCACCGCCGGATCGGCGTGGATGTCGTCCCGGACCTTGATCCAGCTCATGCCTCTCCCGCCCCCCTCTTCCGCTCTGCGAGCATCGCGTCGGCGAACCCGTAGGCGTCGCTGGCGGCATCCTCGAACTTCCGGCACCCGTACGCGCAGATTCCAGCGAGCGCCTGGGACGCGAAGTAGTCGCGGAGCGTCATGCCCTTGAACTGAGAGCCCAGGTCGGGAGGGAACGCCGGCCCGCCGTCGTCGATGGGTTCGCCACTCACGCCGCACCGCCCATCTTCCGCTCGACCACGAGCGAGGACTCGCGCGCGGCGTCGTTGCCCTGCTTGATCTTTGCCTGGCCCATCTTCGACAGATCGACGAAGCGCGACCCGCAGGCCGTGCACTTGACTCCGCCGGCCCGAAGCGTCTCGTGACGCATCACGCAGAACCGCGTCGAGCACTCGGCGCAGGTGAACACGACCGAACCGGTGGGGCGGCGACGGCTCACGGCGCCACCTCCGCAGCCTCGGCGCAGTCCAGCGCGACATCGAGCGCCGAGACGAGCCCGCCCCGGGTGACCTTGTTCACGAGCGGCGTGCAGCCGCGCATCAGCTCGACCTCCCAGTCACCGTTGACGTGCTCCGCCGCCTCGAGCGACGTGACGCCGGCCTCGGCCAGGCGGGCGAAGATCCGCGCGCAGCGGACCAGGAGGAGCAACTCGGCGGGCGCGAGACAAACCGCCCCGGGGCCGCCGAACATGCCCTTGGCGCAGAACGCCAGCTCGTCCAGTCGTGCAACCTTCACCGGGCCACCCCCATCCGGTTCGCGCAGGTCCCGAGCGTGAGCGAAGAAAGCCCCCTCGCCGCAGCTTCTCGCACGACTCGGGAGATTCCGTCGAGCGCAGTGCCGAGCTGGCCGCCGGACAGTCGCAGTACGTTGGCGACGGCGAGGGGGTGATGGAGTTCGGATTCGCGTTCGGGGCGGATGCCGGCGGAGCGGCAAGCGCAGTCGAAGGCGTGGTCGAGGGTGGCGACGACCTTGGACGGGACGGAACGGGCGCGGGCCATGGGACACCTCCCGGGTGTCTCCGAGCGTCACCGCGCGTCACCGGCTCCCACCGTGGGAGTCAGATCGGCCCGGGGCCTATCCGGCCCTCTCATCCTGCCTGAACCTTGGTAGCGGGGGCAGGATTCGAACCTGCGACCTCCGGGTTATGAGCCCGAAGGTCACGGGATGGTCGGATGTCGGGCGGTCTCGGAACCGCTCGACTCGGCGGGGCCTAGTACGCCACTCGCTGCCGCGACATGCAAGCGGAGCGGGAAAAATCCGCGCGCGGTCGGTCCGGCAACAGGTCCGGCAAGGTGCCAGACCCGGAACCGCCCGTGGCGACCCTATCCGGCCCGGTCCGGCAGCTTGTCCGGCAGCTTGTCCGGCAGAGGTCCGGCAACGTCCCGCCTCTTCCCGACCTTGGGCAGCGTCCCGAGAAATCCGCGCGCCGCCTCGGCCTGAATGTGCGCGTAGACTCGGAGCGTCATCTGCGGTGAGGCGTGCCCCATGACGGCCTGAACGACCGGAACCGGGACGGCGGCGGTCAGGAGCCGGGTGCAGCAGGTGTGCCGGAGCGTGTGGACGTTGAGCGCGTAGCCGTCCCTCGAGCGGAACCTGCCCGCCTCGTCGCGCTCGAGCAGGCCCGCGCGCTCGTAGGCTGGACCGATGATGCGCCGCCGGAAGTTCGGCGCGGCCTTGGTCCAAGTCCGGCCCGTGGGCGACAGGAAGATCCGATCCCGCGCCGCCGGCATCGCCCCGAGGATGCGCGCGCAGTCCAGGCGGTACCGCTCGAGCTCGCGGGCCGTCTCGGTCAGGATCGGGATGGCGCGGAGCGTGTCGGTCTTGGTCGTCTCGGCGCGGAAGGTCAAGGTCTCGCCGGCGAGGTCGAGGTCGGCCCAGGTGGCGAGGGTCAGCTCGCCCCATCGCGCGCCCGTCTCGAAGAGGACCCGGACGACGATGGCCTGAGGGATGCGCGGCCCTCGGCTACCCGTCTCGGCGTCCATCTCGGCCACGGCGGCGAGGAGCTTCTCCAGCTCCCAGTCGGCGAGCGCGCGTGGCCGGCGTCGCTGGTGCCTCGGTCCGACCGGAAGCGCCTCGAAGCCGGCGAGCGGGTGCGCCGGGATCAGCTCGTCATCGACCGCGCAGGCCAGCGCGGCGAGGAGCACGGCGAGCTGGTTGTTCGCGGTCTTGTTCGACGCGCCCGCCGCGAGGAGACCGTTGCGCCAGACCTTGACGCGCGCCCGGGAGATCTCGGCTACCGTCTCGACGCCGAGCCCCGCGATGACACGCTGGAGAATCGCACGGGACTCCTTGACCGTCCTCGGACGTGCCCGCGCCGAGAGTCCGGCGAGGTAGTGCTCGGCCAACTGCGCGACCAACATCCCCTGTGGAGAGGACAGTACCACGCCCGAAAAGGTAGGCCCGATTGGGCGGACGTGTGGCGAAAAGTCCCGAGATCGGGACGGTTCGCGCGGTCTGCGCGTGTCGGCTCTTGCGCGTCAGATGCGAACTTCGCTAGCGCATCGCACCTCTAGTCCCGCGTGCGTGCGCGCGAGCATCTAGGATCGCGGTCGCTTGTCCTGCGTGAGCCCGAGCAGGTAGTCGGCGGAGACATCGAGGGCGCGCGCGAGTCGAAGCAGGATCTGCACACTCATGCCCTGGTCGGCGGTGACGATGCGCGAGACCTTCGTGATCGAGACGTTGGCGCGCCAGGCGAGTTCCTGCTGGCTCCACCCGCGCGACTCGTAGAGGTCGCGGATGCGCTTGCCCATGGACTCGGCGAGGTCCCCGTCGATTTCTTCGCGCCCGAGGTCGGCCTTCGAGGATGTGGATCGTTTCGGCATGACGCCACAAGTACCTAGCTGGTCGGGAGTTATCAAGCGCCGTCCGTTTTCTCCCGATTGGGCTTGAAGGTCCATGGCTGGCCGGTCGTAATGGCGCGGCATGAATGCCACGACAGACACCGACCCTCTACCCCTCCTGGACTTCATCGACCGGACGGACGCCATCCGCGCCGGGCAGGCCCGCGCCGATCAGGCGATGGCCAAGGCCGAGGAGGCCGAACCGGGCTTCAAGGCCCTCGCGCTCGAAGCGGTCCGCCGTCACGCGCTGAGGGTCGAGCGGTTCCTGGCCGAGCACGTCACGCTTCCCCCGCTCCCCTCCGGTCGGAAGCGGAACGGCGTCATGGGGTCGCTCATGCCCGAGGCGGTCCGACGCGGCTATGTCGCTGCGGACGGGTTCGCCATCGACAGCCACGGTAGCCCCAAGACGGCGTGGAAGTCGCTCATCGTCGGGGGTGCGGCGTGAGCTACCAGAAGTTCCTCGCGCAGAAGCTGGAGCGGTTCGAGCCGATGGGATTCGAGCCGACGGGACTTCCGCCGATGCTGTTCGAGTTCCAGCGCTTGATCGTGGACTGGACGGTCCGCCGTGGACGCTGCGCGATCTTCGCTGGATGCGGGCTCGGCAAGACTCCGATGCAGCTAGCGTGGGCGGAGCAGGTGCGCCGCAAGACCGGGCGGCACGTCCTCGTTCTCGCGCCTCTCGCCGTGACAGCGCAGACCGTGCGCGAGGGCGAGAAGTTCGGCGTGGCCGTCGTGCCGATCAAGTCGATGGCCGATCTGCCGAGCGAGCCGAGCGTGTGCGTCGCCAACTACCACAAGCTCCTCGGTGGGCACATCGACGCCGCGGCCTTCTCCGGCGTCGTCTTGGACGAGTCGAGCATCCTCAAGAGCTACATGGGGAAGACGAAGCGGCTCCTCATCGAGTTGTTCTCGCAGCACGAGTACCGTCTCTGCTGCACCGCGACGCCCGCGCCGAACGACTACACCGAGATCGGGAATCACTCCGAGTTCCTCGGCGTCATGGACTCGAACGAGATGCTCTCGCGCTGGTTCATCGCGGACCAGTCCGACTGCGGCAACTACCGGCTCAAGGGACACGGAGCAAAGGACTTCTGGGAATGGGTCTCGTCGTGGGCCGTTTGCATTGATCGCCCTTCCGATGTCGGGTGCGCCGACGCCGGCTTGGAGCTTCCGCCCCTGAACGTCTCGCAGCACATCGTCGAGGTGGATATCACGAGCGGGGCCGCTGACGGAACGCTGTTCCGTACGCCCGACCTCGCCGCAACTGGACTGCATCGCGAGATGCGCCTGACGGCAGAGGCGCGCGCGGCGAAGGTCGCGGCGCTTGTGGCATCTCCCGGGCCGTGGATCGTCTGGTGCAACACAAACTACGAGGCGGACGCGCTCGTGTCGCTCATCCCGGGCGCGCTCGAAGTTCGCGGCAGCGAGGACGAAGACGAGAAGGAGCGGAAGCTCCTGGCCTTCTCGAATCAGGAGGCGCGCGTGCTCGTCACCAAGCCGAGCATCGCCGGCTTCGGCATGAACTGGCAACACTGTGCGCAAGTCGCGTTTGTCGGCCTGAGCTACTCGCACGAGCAGTACTACCAGGCCGTGCGCCGCTCGTGGCGCTTCGGACAAACGCGCCCGGTCGAGTGCCACATCGTCCGAGCAGAGACGGAGGGCGCTGTGCTCTCCGCGATCCAACGCAAGGAGCGGGACGCCGAGGAGATGCGCGCGGAGATGATCGCAGCCTCTCGTCGCGGCCTGAAAGACACGAAGGTCAGGAAGCTCAATATGTCGGAACGGGATGCAGTCAAGACGGACAAGTTCGAGATGATCCTCGGCGACTCCTGCGAGGTCGTGAAGGAGATGCCGGAGAAGTCCGTCGACTTCACGATCTTCTCGCCGCCGTTCGTCGGCCTCTACATCTACTCCGAGGCCGCGGCGGACATGGGGAACTCCGCCGACTGGGAGGAGTTCTTCCGTCACTACGAGTACCTAGCGCCCGAGCTGCTTCGCGTTACTGTCCCGGGCCGACTCTGCGCGGTCCACTGCAAGGACCTGCCGCGCTACGCGAACCGCGACGGCACGGCAGGACTGCTCGACTTCCCCGGCGCGCTGGTCGCATCGATGGAGAAGAGCGGCTGGAGCTTTCACTCGCGCGTGACCGTGTGGAAGTGCCCCGTGACGGAGCGCGAGCGCACCAACAACAACGGCCTGCTCTTCAAGACGGTGCAGCGCGATTCGACCCAACTCCGCATGGGCATGGCGGACTACCTGCTCCTGTTCCGCCGACCTCCGGAGGACGGACTCCTCTCGTCGAAGCCGATCGCGCGCAAGGGCGGATGGAGCGAGTACGCCGGCGAGGTCGATCCGCGCACAGAGTCGAGCGCGCACCCGGCGAAGTACGCAAGGAAGTCCTCGGATAACCACGGCCTCGCGATCTGGCAGCGGTACGCCGAGCCCGTCTGGTGGGACATCGAGCAGACGGACACGCTGAACGAGACGCTGGCGCGCGAGTCGAAGGACCAGAAGCACATCTGCCCGCTTCAGCTCGGACTGATCCGCCGCGCGCTCCACATATGGAGCCAGCCCGGAGATGTCGTGTTCTCTCCGTTCGGAGGCATCGGCAGCGAGGGCGTGGTGTCGCTCCAGGAAGGCCGGCGCTTCGTCGGCGTCGAGCTGAAACGCGCGTACTGGGAGAAGGCCGTCGGGTTCCTGCGCGGCGTGAGCGTCCAGCCGTCGCTCTTCGCCGAGGACGGTGCCGCATGAAGCTCGTCTTCATCGCCTCGCCATTCCGCGCCCCTACCGAGTGGGGCCGCGTCGAGAACGTGCGGCTCGCCGAGCGCCTGGCCCTAGAAGTCTGGAAGGCCGGTGCCGTGGCGATTTGCCCGCAGGCGAACTCGGCCCACTTCCAGGACGAGTGCCCGGATCGCGTCTTCCTCGACGGATACCTCGAACTGCTACGCCGTTGCGATGCGGTCCTGTTCACCGACGAGTCCAACATCTCGGCGGGCGTCGGCGCGGAGATCGAGGAGGCGCGCCACATCGGCCTGCCCATCTTCTCCTACGTCGAGCAGGTAGCGCGGTGGGTCAAGGAGTCCGCCTCGTGAATCCTCCCCTTCGTGTGAAGCCTTCCGTGCTTGCCCGCGTAGACGTTGCCATGAAAGACACGACCCCGACCGGCCTGCAACTGCGCGTCCCGTTCTCGGCCTACCTGGCGCACGAAGCATGGGGCAGCTCGTCCCTGCACGCCATGCGCATCGGCCCCCCGGCCCGGGTCATATGGGACCGCGAGAACTCGCGCGAAGACACGGACGCGACGCGCCTCGGCCACGCGGTTCATTGCCTCCTGCTGACCCCGGACCTGTTCGCCTCGACCTACGCGCACAAGCCCGAGGGCATGACGTTCGCCTCGAAGGATGGCAAGGCGTGGCGCGACGCTCATGCCGGCCTGTGCATCCTGAGCGATGACGAGTGGCACCGCGTCGAGGCCATCGTCGATTCGCTGCACGCGAAGCGCGCCGTCTCGGAGTCGCTGGCGCAGTCCGACGCGACGGAGGGCACGCTGTTCTGGACGTGCCCGGCCTCGGGCGAGTCGTGCAAGGCGCGCCCGGACTGGATCGAGGGGCGCAGCATCTACGATCTCAAGGTGTCGCGGGTCGCGTCGAACCGGGGCACGCTGCCGCTGCGCGCGTTCGCCTCGGGCTGGATGCACCAGCTCGCGCACTACCGCACGGGCGCGCTCGTCAACGGCCTGGACATCACGCGCGGTCGTCTCGTGATTGTCGATCCTGAGCCGCCCCACTTCGTCTGGACGGTCGAGGTCAAGACGGACGCGCTGGACCTGCTCGAGCTGGAGAACCTCGAGACGCTCAAGGCGATGCGCGCTTGCCGGATGTCGGAGGACTGGCCCGGGACGCCGGAGGAATGGGTCAAGGTTGAACCGCCCGCGAGTGCGATGGTCGCGCTCGGCGGATCTTTCGAAGGCATGGACACGGAGAGTGAGGCTTAGCCATGGGTGAGAAACTGGAAGCAGGCGAGATCTACAAGGGCCCGTGCGGAGTCTTGAAGGACTCGAACTGGCTGACCGCCGAGACGCTGCCGACGGACCGAGATACGGTCGTGCAGATCGAGGCTGTTGTCGTGCGGCGCGAGGTCAAGTTCAAGAACGAGACGAAACACCGCTACGGATCTCTGCGGTTCAAGGGCAAAGAGAAGGAACTCGGCCTGAACTCGACGCACCTGCGCGTGCTCAAGGCCCTTTTCGGCCCGGACACGTCGGCATGGTTCGGCCAGTGGATCGCGCTCTACGTCGATCCGGACGTGAGCGCGTTCGGCCAGATCGTGTCGGCGGTGCGGATCCGCGCGAAGCGGGTCGATCCGCCGGCGAAGGGCAAGCAGGCCGCTCCGCCCCCGAGTGACGCGCCGATGACCGAAGCGGAGATGCGCGCGAACGACGAGCGGCTCGACCGAGGGGAGGGCTAGCCGATGCCTTCCCCCGCTGGCCGAGGCCGTTCCATCGCGCTCCGGCGCGAGGCGCGCGACTGGTCGCAAGAAGACCTGGCGCGCGTCTGCTCCTGCTCGGTGCGGACGATCCAGCGCATCGAGAGTGACTACGGCGAGTCGATCTCGAATCGGATCGCCGACGCGCTGCACCGCCACCTCGGCGTGCCGCTGCGCGAGCTCGTGTCGGCGCGGAAGGAGCCTGCCGCGTGATCTCCTTCACGGTGCTGGGCAAGCCCGCGACGGCTGGGAACAAGCGGGCGCTCCCGTTCCGTCGCAGCGACGGGAAGCTCGGGGTGCGCGTGATCGAGGGGCGCGACAAGAAGGCGAACGAGCACTCGAAGACCTGGCGCTCGGATGTCCGTGACGCCGCGCTGTCGGCGCATCCTGGCGTGCCGCCGCTGGCCGGACCGCTGCGGCTCGAGCTGACGTTCACGATGCCGCGCCCGTCCGGTCACCTGCGGGCGAGCGGCGAGCTGTCCAAGGCTGGCCAGGCGATGCCGTACCCCACGACTCGGCCCGACACGACGAAGCTGCTGCGCGCGTTCGAGGACGCTCTGACCGGGATCACCTGGGAGGATGACTCGCAGATCGTCGAGCACGTCGTGCGCAAGGTCTACGGCGCGCGCTTCGAGACGAGCTGCAAGATTTCGCTCCTTTCCGTGTATGCCCGTTCGGGCGTTGTGGTACAGGAGCGCGCATGAGTACCTATCACGCTGAACGGCTGGACCTGCTCGCCTCGCGCGAGTTCGGTGACATCGAGGAGGCGCTGAGCTGGTGCGGTCTTTCCCTGTCGTGGTCGCACCTGCAACCGCGCCCGGGCCGGACGATGCTGACCGGGTGCGAATCCGGCGAGGTGCGGGCCGTCGTGACAGGCCCGTTGCTGGCGGTTCTGCCCGAGAGCGTGAAGGTTGAGGTGATCCGGTGAGCAATCGAGACGAGAGGCGAGTGGACTACTTCGTGGCGAGCGTGTCCTTTGCGGCATTCTCCGCGTTCGCGCTGTGGCTTCTGGACGACCGCTTCGACCGCGCGGAGGAGCGGATCATGGCGCTGGAGAGCAAGCCGTGCCTTCTTTCCGGCGCGCACACGAGCTGCGCGAAGGAAGGTGCGCGATGAGCCGCGACGCTGA